AAGTTGATCAGTAGCGTAGTCCACTGTTTCATGCAGACTCAAATTTGCGAGTTCACGAACTTCTTCACGAATTCGTTCCATCTCTTGCTCAAAGCCAACAACTTCAAGCGATATTTTGTTTGACATAGCACCACCTAAAATAAGTTGACATCAGAGTCTCCTTTGGTTGCGTTTCTTAATTTTTCTAAGAAGGTTCCTTTTGGGACTGCTTGGTCTGGTTTTTGAGAATTTATTTCGTTTATCTTAATAAGCCTGAGAGTTGGGAAGATATCTTCGGCATTAGCCTTCACCCCTTGTGTTCGAAGTGTAAGGTAAGTTCGTTGATCTTCTCGCCAACCGACAGGCCTGAGTTTAAAATACTCAACCCACTTAACGAGTTCTGTATACGGCATTTCCTGCTCTAAAACATAAACAGGTGTTTTTAACTCATATGCAATTTCATAAAGTGTTAGGTCTTCTGGGGTGAGTTTCCCGTAGGAGTTCCTCCAATACCTGAGAACTCTAGGATATTTTCTGTAATATCGCTCAAGTCTGCAATTGGGAAACTATTAAAATCTTCATCGGACAGTTCTTCGGCACCGATTACCGCCAGCTTAATTACATCACGAAGAAGGCCAAGTTGTGCTTCTTCTCCTTTTGCTTTTGCTGATTTTTGTACAAGCTTTTGAACTTCAAAAACTTCCTTNACAGAGAGTTTACGAACTTCTACTTCATCTTCCATAAATGGAAATTTCTTTGTGATAACTTTACCGACCAAATGTTTCATGATTTATTCCTTAATCTAACTTATCTTTTTCTGTAAATAATTCTTGGTTGTTTGCTTGAAAATCATCAAGCATTTTTCTTACTTGATGCAATACCGATAAGGTTTCAAGGCAATCTTTACCTTCAACCGAACCTTCTTTAAAGTCACCAAAACGTTCAAAACTCTTTCGTATACTAATATCTACACTTCGGCGCATATGCCGAAAAGTAGTGCGCATAACAAAACTCTTACTAAATGGTTTATCTGTCATTATATCTCTCTTGTATATAAGAAGAGAGGGCAGTTAAGCCCCCTCTAATTTTATTATTAGGCAGCAGCAATAGTTGCTGGGCCAAAGAAGTCAGACTGAGCAGACAAAGTAACAGTCGCAGTAGTAGCGTCTGTCAAGGCTGGGTTAACCAGAATAGCTTCAATTTTGCCTTTGAAGTAGAATTCTGTGTTAGCTGTTGCCAAGGTTGAGTCTGCAGCGCCATTAGTGGTTACTGCGGCGTCTGTCATCATAAAGCGGAACACAACAGGCTGACCAATGAGGAGGTGAATTGCCTCCATGTCAGATGCAACGTAGTTTACAGTAACTTCGAGTGTAGGTGCATCGGACTGGCCTTGTACCTGAGAAGAAGTATTCTGACCATAAACAGGGACGTTTACGATGTTTGCAGGTGTACCGATAGACGGGAATTCCCGCACGGAAGGCATACGCACGTGATCTGCGTCTGCTGTACCTGGAGTTGTACCTACGAACAGAGCAGCGCATTCTGCGGCTGTATCTGTACCAGAAGGAATTGTTCCTTTGAAGAGGTCAAGGTAAGTAAAGATACCCGCACCAAGAGTTGAAATATGAGCCATTTGTTATTCTCCGTATATTGTAAATGGTATTATGTAACTTGCGCTATAAAGCGACTTATTAGATGGGTCTAGCCCTTCCACATTCAGATAAGATGTAGCAAGCTCTGTGCCGTTAGTTAGTTTTTTGTTTTCAAGACTAATGTCAAGAATATCTGAGATAGCCATGATGCGGGATTGACCCTCACCAGCTTTAACAAAGATTTTAACTGCAATTAAGCCGTTTAAACTTTTAATGCCGCCATGAGCGAATTGGTTACTTGAACTAGGTAAAACATTTAGTCTACAAAATTCAGTTTCAGTACTGATTGTACCTTGGTAGTTGTCGGGGTAAATATCGATATTGTTTGATGTCCAAGTTTCAGAAGCAAAAACAGCTTCAATGTCGTCTAAAACATTGTCATACATTTTATGCTTCCTTTACTAAGATTGCTTCAATAGTAAAACCATTGTCACTATAATCAACAATATTATATACCTTTGTGTTCACAGTTAAAGTATCATAAACAGAAAGGTTTACCCCAGACCGCATTAGAGCAGTCACCGTAAAACCATCACCAGAAGGTTTTTGGGTAGACTGAATAATTACGTCTACGGTTATGCTGCCAGAAGTACTAACAGTACTACGAGTAGCAAAATCATAACCTGAAACAGATTTTGAAGAAAGTGTCCCTTGTTTAACCAAGTCTCCTGCAGCAGTAAACGCCTTATTAACGGCAGTAGTTACTTTAGCAGAAAGTGACATTAATTGTTCCTCCACCAACCAGCGCCTACACCTGTAGCACCTCTTCGAATAAGTGGACGAAGTGGTTTAATAACAAAGTTTGGCGTAATAGAAATACGAGTGACATCATTATTAGAGTCAGCTAGCTTAATATTACCAATACTAATACTTTCGTATGTTTGTGTTGTTTGAGCCAATAGGTCTTCATTATTTAGTAAGTGTAGGGCTTGCTCGTAAACTGCTATCTTTACTGCGTTAGGTATTTCAGTAGTTGAAAATGTAACTTGTAATCCTAGTCGATTATCATAGTAAAGAGCGTTTTTACGAGGCCATGCAAGAGCTTGGGAAGGACTAACAGCGGAGCCAATCCACGGATTGTTGTCAATAATTTGTGTAGCAGTAACTAGTGCGTCTTCACGAGTTGCTTCTGTAGCTGTATCCCAGCTTGCAGAATCAATACGAGTTTCAAAGTACTCACTAGCATCTGTTATTTCTACATAACTATTAGTATTAAGAACTAAAGCCATTAGTCCCTCCTAGCTTAATTATGAGTGGTAAACAGGCAAGATGCCAAGGTTTAGTGCATCCATTTTACGAGTATACGAAGCGGAAGCAGCGTAGTTAGCGTTGGTTGCGAATGCGTTGGTTGCGCCAGCCCAATCATAACCCATTGGGTGCATGATAAAGCCATAACGATACCAGATGTTTGTAGAACCGCCACCAGTGTAAGCAGCCGCATTGCGGTCAACTTCAACAGGAGTTGGTGTGTTTACAGGGGCAAAAGAAACAGAACCTGGCTTCAAGATGAAAGAACACTTAGAAGATTGTGCGTTCAAGTCACCAGAGGCTGGTACGATTGTTTGGCTTGCACGAGTCATGATCAAGCGGAATTTACCACCGAATACTGTTGAGAACTCAAGGTTGCCATCAGTTACGGTTGTGTCATCGACCAAGTTAGCTGCACGCATTTCGGCCATAACTTCAGGAGAAGTTGCGAGATACATGAAGTCTGGCTCATGGTCTTTATAGGCCATGCCGATTGCTTTGAAGAGACGCTCACCACGAGCAGCNCCNATAGCAGAGGAGTCAAACAGTTTACGCTCATCAGAGGAACCTGTTGCTGCTGCGCCAAAGTCGCCAGCTGCGTTAACGTCTACAAAGAAGCCTGTGTTGGCTGCGTCTGCGTCTGTATCGAAAGAAACGATACCGCCGTTACCAGAACCACCAGCGTCACCAAGAGCAACTTCGTGGGCTGCAACACCTTTAAGAACAGACAACAAAGCATTACCTTCGTCATCGCCACGTACTTGTGCAAAGTCACGAGCAATCTTTGCAAGACCGTCTTGCTTGGATACAACTTCTTGCAGGTTAACTTGTTGCGCACCGAAGGTACGAACAGTCTTAACATAGTTGGCAATGTCAGTTGTGATGTCGGTGTAAGTACCGTCTGTTGCAGAAGACAATGATGGAACATTGATGTTTGCAGACAGTGGTTTGTACCAACGGAACTGACCAATAAAGGATTCGCCATCAGCATTGATGTCGTCACGTTGACCAACGATGCCTGTTGAGTTTAGTTTCTTTTCAGTTGTGTAAGCTTCGTCTGCATAAGCAGAGATTGCGAGAGCTACATTTTGAAAGTCTGTATTTGTAATAGCCATGATTTATTTCCTTGTGGTAACTATTATATATTAATAAGAGTAATTGCCTAATTGACCTTTTGAGGCCAAGGCGAGAACTTCCTCTGTTGTCATTTCACCAATAGCTTTCTTTTGTTCCATTGATGGAATGCCAGAATTATTTGAAGTGCCAGCACCAGTATTGGCCTTAACACGAAACAGAAATGAATTATCTTCGTTTTTAGAATAAGCTGTAATAAAGTCCTTAATATTAGTTCCTGTTTTATGAACCCAAAGACCATCATCATTCTGAACGAGTTGCTCAACAATATCACGATAGGCCATTTGACGACTACGCTCATTTCGGAATTCTAGGCTTCCAAGCGCTGAATTAACTACGCTATCACGGTTAAGCTTAACATTTTCTTCTTCGAATACTTTTAGCTTAGCCTGAGCCTCTGCTAGCTTCATTTCTAAAGCTTCTTGCAGTTTACCTTCTTCTTCTAGGCGTTGAATTTTTTCTTGCTTTTGCTTTTGTTCAATCTCAACTGCCTTTTTAAGAGCTTCGTCTCGCTCACTTGCCATGCGATCCATATTGGATTTCATTTTAGCAAGCCTCTCTTGGACTTCACGTTCAATCGGATCTAACTCGCTATCAGTATCAGCGACAGTTTCCTCATGAACAGTTTCTTGTTCTTGAGTCTCATTGGACTCTTCGTTTGCAGTTACTTCTTCAACTACTTTATTTTCTTCACTCATTCTTTTTCCTTCCAAGCACAGCTTGAGTTATATTTTATGTTAAGAGTTACAAACTCCAATTAAAGTCACATAGGCTATTACAAATAACTACGGACCAATGCCATACCAGTCTTCTCCAGAACGGAGAGGCGCAAGTATGTCTTGTCTTGTGATCTTATTTTCCGGGTCAATAAGACCTTGTTCTTTAGCTTTTCTTAAAAGCTCATTA